GTTACACGGGGGAGTACATGTCAAAGGAGATGCAAATGTCATTCGTTGGTCACGAGGGCGAGTTCTCTCCAGCACAGATTATCTATGCTGCGAAGGACGTCGAGCACCTCGAAGAGATTCGGCAGAAACAACTCAAAGACGCAGAAGAGCAGGGACTGCTCAAGTGTGTCCAGTTGGAGAACGCCGCAGTCTTGGCCTTTGGTGACATCGAGTACAACGGCATGCTTGTCGACAAGGACCGCTGGCTCAAGCTCGCAGAGTCCAAGCTCGAAGAGGCGCTGTCTTTGCAAGAGGACATGAACCAAATGATTCTGGACGACGAACTCTTCGCCGAGTTCAAGCCCGAGTCATACCAGGTATCCATGTTCGACGACGCAGAGACTAGCCGACTCAACTCTATCAAGATTAACTGGTCCTCTCCCCACCAGACTACGCCCATCATTCAAAAGATGGTGCCGTCGTTGGAAAGTAGTGACACCAAGATTCTGTCTGCCAAGCATAGGAATGCGCACCCGCTCATCCCTAAGTTCATCGAGTTCAAAGAGAAGTACAAGAAGGCAACCGCCTTTGGTCCCGAGTGGATTCGTAAGTACGTGGACTCTGATGGCAAGGTGCATACATCGTTTACGCAAATCATCCGCACTGGTCGTGTGAGCTCGTCTCGCCCGAACATGCAGCAGATTCCTGCGGACAACGACTATCGCAACTGCTTCATCGCGGAAGACGGGTGGTCCTACGTATCCAGTGACTTCAGCTCGCAGGAGCTGTGCATTATTGCATTCGCATCGCAAGACCCTGTGTGGCTTGATGCCCTCGAGCAGGGACAAGACCTGCACTCAGTGTGCGCCGACCTGGTGTACGGTGAAGAGTGGGCTGCTGCTGCAGAAACTGACTGTGCTTACATGGCAGCCAAGCAGAAGTGTGATTGCAAGGGACACAAGAAGCTGCGTACCGCAGTGAAGGGTATCAACTTTGGTCTTGCCTACGGCATGGGCCCGCACAAGTTGAGTGACACCCTTGACATTCCTATCGAAGAAGCCGAAGCGCTCATCGATAAGTACTTCGCCGTGTTCCCAAGCATCAAGAGTTTCCTTGACACCAACGGCAAGTTCGGTAAGACCAACGGTTACATCCGTACAATGGCGCCGTACAAGCGCATCCGCCGGTTCCCTCTGTGGGCTGGCCCTGCGACTGAGCCCAAGGATATGGGTAGCATCGACCGCATGTCACGTAACACGCCCATCCAGGGTGCTGCTGGTGACATGACCAAAGAAGCTATGTGCCGTATCCGTCAATACATCTTGGACAAAGATGACGAAATCAAGATGGTTATGGTTGTACATGACCAGATTGACTTCATTGTCCGCGACGATGTCATTGGCAAGTGGACGCCCTTCATCACTGAACAGATGGAGCTGGCCGGTAAGACTATTGTTCAGAACGGACTGCTGAAGTCGGATACGACTACGGCAAAATGCTGGGAAAAGTAATGGCATCTAATGCACGACGCGCACGACGCGCTAATAAATCGCCAAATCAATTTGTAATGGCTCAAGAATCAACAATCGCTCCATTGGTGGAGCAACTTAACAGCGCTCTCGCTGCAATCGACCAGGTTGCTCAGGGTGTTGAAGACCGTGCACAAGCTACCCGCTTGACACAAGTCGTGGTACTCGGTGGTACTGCCCTCGAGATTCTCTCTGGTTTGGCTATGGCCGAGCAAGCTCAGGCTGCTCAAGCTGCACAGGCTGACGAGAAGAACTGCGAGACATGCGACGACGAGTCTTGCGACACCTGTGAGACGGAAGCCTAATGTTAATCGACGGTATCGACGTACCAACTATCGCAGGTACGTTGCCTACCTACGCAAACGCTGGCGATGCTGGAGCTGACTTGTACTCTTCGGAGACAGTCACTCTGCCCGCCGGCGAGCGTAGACTCGTAGGTACTGGTACTCGTGTGCAGTTGCCAGAAGGTTCTGTTGGCTTTGTCTGCTCTCGCAGCGGCTTGGCTCACAACCACGGTGTGTTCGTACTCAATGCCCCTGGCGTTGTGGACAACGGCTACACTGGTGAGGTTAAGGTCAACTTGATGAACCTCTCTGACACGGACTACACGGTAAACGAAGGAGACCGCATTGCACAGCTCGTCGTACAGACCAGCGTGCAAGTAAACTTTTTGCCTGTCACACAGGAAGTCTTCGACGAGCTCGAGACTGAACGTGGCGAATCTGGGCATGGTGATTCTGGACAGTAATGGAAGGTCTAAATGACATCCGTCCGTTCCTGCTTACCTTTAAGTACAAGGAGCACGACTACGCAATCTACATCGAGAAGACTTTCACCCGCGAACAGCTGGAGAAGGGTTGGACATTGGAGAAGCGTGGTAACAAGTTCCTCGTGACTCTCGAGCAGATGGAAGGAGACGACGACGGTAACGGTGAACACCGCTACTGGAAAGTCTCAATCTTCGACACCACAAAATCCACCGATGTTATTACCATCGGCACAGGTACTGTGGCTCAATCTGAATTCTTTCTTTTAGACTAATGCCTAAGCACACTTTCACCTACCGGGTAGCTGTAACCCGTGACGTCAAGTACGTCGTAGCAGCAGACAACCGTCAAGACGCAGAGGCGCAAGCCAACCGCATGCTTGGCATGGAGCACCGTGGCGAGGAATACCTCGGCGCGAACTTCACACTACTCGACTACGAGGTGGAAGAGACTATTAAGGTACCATTCCCCTCTAACATACACGCAAATGGCTAACCCAGATGTTCAAACTAATTGGCGTCATGTGGATTCTGAGCAAATTGCTCGGCGTTTTACTCGCTACATGTCTGATTATCGCGCTCGTCGTATCAACCAAGGACAACTAATGTCCGCGTTGGACGTGCTCGCCATTGACGCAGAAAACCTATTAGGTTATGATGACTCCGGACAACCAATTGAATCCGCCTGAGTACCCAACTACCTACGCCTCGTTTACTGTGACCCGCGTCTACACCTTCACTGATGTGGAGCTGGAGGGGGTCGACAACCACGAGGACTTGATGAACCGCATCAACGATATCGCCCGCACTGAGCGTGGTGACTTCGAAGAGCAGGTCGTCGAGGTAGACGAGGTTACTCCTATGCCGGAACACTAATGCAAGTAAATGAAAAGCGACAAGCACGGCAGCTACAGATTCTCCGAAAGTGGAGTGCGGCTGGCTGTCGTGGTACGCTGGAGGCTTGCACTGGTTTCGGTAAAACATACACAGCGATAATGGCTATACAGGCGCTCAATAAACAGCAGCCTGGACAGTCAACGCTTATTGTTGTACCCACTGTGCACCTCAAGAAGCAGTGGATAGACCAAGTCAAGGACTTGGATAACGTGACAGTGCTGGTGGTTAACACCGCTGTCAAGTATGAACACGACGTGAATCTTCTCGTACTCGACGAGATTCACAACTACGCATCGGCTGTGTTTAGTACGCTGTTCGAGAAAGTCAAGTACCGCAAGGTGCTCGGCCTTACAGCTACCATCACCCGACAAGACGGCAACGACTATCTGCTGCGGCAGAAGGCTCCCATCTTCGACAAGGTTACTCTTGACGAAGCAATGAAGGAAGGATACGTCTCGCCGTTCCGTGTTATCAACGTACCTGTGTACCTAACTGACGATGACAAGAGGCTCTACAAAGAGTTGTCACAGAAGTTCACGTATTACTTTAGCAAGTTCGGCCATGACTTTGGCCAGGCAATGAACTGCCTGAAGTCTGAGCAGGCTTGCGAGAACTTTGCACGGCGGACTACCGCTACTGCAGAGGAGGTACGTATCTGGGCAATCAACTTCAACCGCAACCTCGCGGCACGGAAGAAGATGCTCTACAATAACAGGGCGAAAGTCGATGCATGTGTCTCGCTGATTAACCAGCTTGACATGAAAACTATCACGTTCAGTGAGTCGGTTGACTTTGCTAACGCGCTGACAAACTACACCCCCAAGGTGTCGATGTCATACTCTTCCCGCCTGGGTAAGAAGAAGCGCCGCGAAGTTATCGAATCATTCAACAACGATGATATACGTGTAATCAACACGGCCAAGGCTCTCGACGAGGGCTTCGACGTACCAGGTGTGGAGCTCGCTATCATTTCCAGTGGCAGCAGCAGTCCCCGCCAAGACGTACAACGTACCGGTCGTGCCATCCGCTTTGTGGAAGGCAAGGTTGGTTACATCATTAACCTCTACATGCCAGACACCCAAGACGAGAAGTGGCTCCGCGCTAGACAGAAGAAGTCTATCAACGTGGAGTGGCATCAATCTCTTGACGATGTCTTGTACATCATCGCTGGTGTAGAGGCCGAGACAGACAGCAACTATGACGCAACAACTTTATTCTCATGAACTACGTTAGTGCTATGATTGGGCTGGGTATCAACTCAGCCATGTACATGCTTGCAGATTGCATCAGGAACAGAGACTACGACTCTGCCCGAGAAGTAATCAGCGCCAACAGCATGACCAAAGCAGACCTCGACGTACTCTTTCAGCAGAAAGTGTTGACGTCTATTGCGCCTTCTGGCTACGACCTATCAAAGATGCGAACTACTGAAAAGTTCGACGCATTCTTTAACTCCGACGACGAATCTTCTGAAAAATTCGATGAATTCCTTGCAGGTTATCCCCGCTTTATATATATTAGTGGTAAGAGAGTTGCTGCGTTGAATGCAGACATGGATGAATTGGAAGAGGAGTACGTCAAAAAGGTCGTTAAGAAGGGTAAGCACGAGGATGTGATGACGGCCCTCAACTGGGCGAGGGAGAACCACGAGATACACATGGGTATCAAGCTGTGGTTCTCTTCTCGACAGTGGCTGTCCATTGCAGACATTATGAATGACAGCAGTGGCTCAAGACTACCAAGCAACAACCTCCTCTGACCTGACTATCTCCACCTCCAAGCTGGCGGTGTTGAATGCAGATGCAGAGATTGCCAGTGCACGCGCTGGTGAACGTGTAGTACTCAAGTCTCGTTGGGAAAAGCTCAACTACTTTCTGTTGGGTGGCTTCCAATACGGACAGACCTACATGCTATGTGGTGCATCAGGCCACGGTAAGTCTTACATGCTAAACATGTTGCTGCGGGACTTCACTAACCCATCGCTACAGATGGATGTTACGAAGACTCGCATCCTGCACTTCTCGTTCGAGATGTCAGCTGCAGCAGAAATGACACGTCGCATCTCTACACTCACCGGCATTAGCTATCGCAAGCTATTGTCAGCGGACACTCCGTTGTCTGCCGAAGAGTATGAGATGGTGCGTGCATCAGCATCCCGTCTTACCGACGAGCCTATCTACTTTGTCGAGACTCCTGGTAATCGTCAGCAAATACGCGACACGATTGACAAGATGAAGCAAAGGTTCCCCGACGATAACCTTGTCGTAACACTCGACCACACGTTGCTCGCTACACCCATGCCGGGTGAGAACGAGATTCAAACGTTGGCTGAGCTTGGCAAGATGTTTATCGACATAAGAAAAGAATTCAACACGCTCAACATCCTGTTGTGTCAGTTGAATGACAAGATTGAATCATCTTCTCGCCGAGACCCCTCGGTGCCCTCTCTACATTTTCCAACCAAGACGGATATCCACGGTTCAAAGCAGCTTTACCACGCTGCCGACGTATGCCTCGTTATGCACCAGCCTGCCCTGCTGGGACTAGAAGTGTACGGCCCAGACCGTGTCCCGACTATCACCCCTGAAAACCAGGGGAGTAAGAACTTGATTGCGATGCATGTCCTGAAGAACCGTCACGGTACTCAGGGCTACACTCGTATGATTGCCAACTTGGAGAATGGTAGAATCGACCCGTGGACAGATGACTACGGCAATGGACCTTTATTTAATGTTCAATAATGGAACTTCCAACACAACGTGTCGCGGCTGCACGTAAATCACCGCGCTTGTTGACCCTCTTCGGTCAATCCAAGGTGGGTAAGACCACCACTCTCGCTCAGTTGGACAACTGTTTGATTATCGATACCGAGCAAGGTACTGATATGATTGATGCCATGAAGGTTAATGTCAATAACTTGCAAGAGTTTATGGCAACCATGCAGGCCATCCGGTCCAGCGAGCACAAGTACGACTACATCGCGCTTGACACTATCGACAACATCGTCCACTGGATGGAGGAGTTCGTGTGCAAGAGCGAAGGCGTTAAGACAATCGGCGACCTCGACTTCGGTAAGGGTTACGCAATGGTGCGTGACAACGTCATGAAGATTCTGGGACAACTCAAGCCTCTTGGCACGAAGGGTCTCATCCTCATTGGCCACCGCAAGAAGACTCTGATTGCTAACGAGACTGACATCAAGGTGAACACGTCTTCGCTTGACCTCTCTGGCAAGTTGAAGAACTTCATCATGGCTGACAGCGACGCTATCGGTTACGTCCACCGCGACGCCGAAGGTGCTATCAAGGTATCCTTCTTGGCTGACGACGAGACAGAAGCTGGTGCCCGCTGCGAACACCTGCGCGGTCAGGTGGTAGACTTTACATGGGACAACATCTTCATTGACTGATGCTGCCTAACAACGATTTTCTTTCACAAAGTATGTACAACATCGATAACTCCATTGAGACTCCCAAGTCTTCAGGACCAATCCCTGCTGGGATTCAGGAAAACGTCAACCTCGTTGGCGTGTATTTCGAATCACTCCGTTCCGATGGTACGGGTGGTAACGTGTTGAAGTTCAACTTCGAGGATGCTGCCGGACGCAAGTTCCGTCACACCGAGTTCGAGGTTGAAGTCGACCGCGTGCGAGCAAACGCCAAGCAGTGGGGTAAGGACCCCGAGGCTAGCGTGCGCAATGCATTGACTGGCTTGGCCGGTCGCATCAAGCACATCTTGTCTTGCTTCTTGCCAGCCGATAAGGTTGTCATCACGGGTAACACATGGGACGAGTTCGGCGGCAACGTCGTAGCTATTCTCGGTGATGCATTCCGTGGCGTGGACGTCCGTGTCAAGTTGATTCTCAACAACAAGGACTACACCATGTTCCCGAAGCAGGCATTCCGCCCCTTCATCCAGCGTATGGACATGCCCAACACGTTGGCTATCGATACCAAGTGGGAGCGCATTGAGCCCAAGAGCTCTGGCGCAAGCACTGACGCACTCGATGCCTTGTTGAGCGACGTGCCTGCTGCAGCCCCTGCTGCGCCTGCACCTACGTTCGAAGCTCCTGCCGCACCTGCAGCAGACGCTCCAGCACCGTGGGACACAGACGCACCGGCTCCTAGCCTTAGTGCACCTAACAACGACGACCTCGTATTCTGATGAGCCGCTTGTTCAAATACAAGTTTCCAACTACTAAGCGATGGTATATCCGTCACAAGTTGGATAACCATATTAGTGGTACATTCTTTATTACTACGTTGGTTACCTGGTTCCTCTTTTTGTTCTGGGCTTACATGTTGTTGAACTGATAAGACTTGGGGGTGGCTTCGGCTGCCCCCATTTTATCTCATGTATTCGATTACCCCGAGTATTAACAGGGACTGGATTCTCGCCCGCATACCGCAGGAACAAATCATGGAGCGCTACGTAGGTAGGGCTATCAAGATTAACGAGAAGTTCCACAGTCCTTTCCGCGAAGACAACAGCCCGTCTTGTGTATTCTACTACAACAAGCAGGGCAAGCTGTTCTTCCGCGACTTCGGGCAAGGCAGGCCAATGGATTGCTTTGACGTCGCACAGAAAGTAAACAACATTACATTCAGTGAGACACTTAAGTTGGTGACTGACGACTTCGGTCTACTCAACGGCAGTGTGGTTCGCAAAGACTACACACACCTTGAGGCTGAGGCTGCACAAGCAGCAGGCCCGACCGTCATGTCAATTGACCCGCTTACCCGAGACGGTAAGATACACTATGACTCGAAAGCCTTGCAGTTCTGGGGTGACGTCGGCGTTACGCCACAGACCCTACAGAAGTACAAGGTATTTCAAATCAATCAAGCGTACTGCAATAACAAATGTGTGTACCGCTATGTCGCAACGAGCCCAGGCTTTGCCTACTGGTTCGGCGACGGAGACTACAAGTTCTACTTCCCCCTCAAGGACAAGATTCGCTTCATG